GCCCTGTAGTCACACCCCACGGAGGCGATGCTCCTCGCGGGCCAGATCGAGGCCGCGCATGGCGGCATCCACGCGGGCGGATTGAATGGCCGCCAGCATGCTTTCGGCCTTGGCGATGGCGCTCGTCTCGTCGGCCGTCACCTTGGCCAGCGCCGCGACCAGCTCGCGCTTCTCGACCTCTTCCTCAATCGCGCGGACCGTCTCCCAGTTCTCGTCCAGGCGGGCGATGTCGAGGTCCCAGCCGCGCTTCAGCAACCCTTCTTCGCGCTCCATGGCGCGGGCGCGGGCTTCGTCCAGCTTGGTCTGGACCTCGCCCGAGATGGCGCGGGCCTGCGCCGCCTTGAACCCGGCGTCTTCCAGCTGACGGATGCGGGCCGTGATTTCGGCCTGACGCTCCAGTTCGCGGACCTTCGCGACCTGCTCGTCCAGCTGCGCGATTTCCAGCGCGGTCTGCGCCTTCAGATCCTCCAGCAGGCGCTTGCGCTGCTCGGCCTGTTTGGCCGCGTTCTTGTCGACCTTGGGCGTGTATTCGACCTGAGTCGTGTTCTGATCCCGGCGCCGGAGACCACCGTCCGGATCGAGCGATATCCCCATCACCCGCGACATCAGGTCCGCGTTCTGCCGCTCGAGCTGTTGGATAGCCTGACGACGGTCCGCTTCGCGATATGCCGTCGCCGAGCCGTTTCCGCCCAGGATTTCACCAGCCAGTTGCACATTGTCCATGAGTGACCGTTTCGACAGACCAGCGATTTGCTCGCGGTTGTCCTCGATCTGCTTCATGATGTTGGTGCGCAGGACCTCTTTCTGAGCATCAGCCAGCGTCCACATGGCATCAGCGGCGCGATCAACCGCGTCGCACATGGCGTCGATCCCGCCCACAGCGCCTGCTGAAGCGTCACCGACGGCCTTGGTGTTCTTCGCCACCTGGGCCAGCATCTGATCGTGCTCTTTGACCAGATCATTGTAGCGCTTGGTGGATGCCTCCAGCTCTTGCGTACGACGATGCTGTTCAAGCATGGCAAACGACAATGCTGCGACCGTTGCGGCTACGATAACCGCCGGGCTCGCCCGCATTACGGCGTTCAATGCCTCAACCGATCCCTTCGCCCGCACCGCAGCAATCGAGGTCATTACCAGACCATCTTTGGCCAAGACCATCGAGGCCACCCAGCGCGTAGCGAAGAAGGCGGCGGCGGCCTGTGAAACTGACACCAACGTGCTCATGTTGCTTTCCAACAAATGCACGCCCTTGGTGACGGCTTCGATGGCCGCAGTTGCGGCGTCTGTGCCTCCCTTCTCAGCCATAGCTTTGAAGGCGTCACCCGCCGCTTTTTTCAGATCATTGAGCGCTTTCGTCAGGCCCTGATTGGTCGCTTCCGCCGCGCCGCTGACTTGCTTGGACAGGTTTTCGAGGATGATGCCTTGGGCCTTGGCAGACTCACCGGCGGCAAGGTGGGCCTTCACACGCTTCAGTTCAGCATCCGCAAGGGCGAAGCCGCGCTTCTGCAGATTGCCAAAACCCTTGATCGGGTCATCCAGCGCACGAGCTACCGCGTCCAGGTTTGACTGAAGATCGCCGCCAAAGGTCGCTGCCAGGTCGTCAGCTACCTCGATGGCTTTCAGGAACTCATTTCTGCCGATGCTGGTGAACGTCGCCAACTGCGCCGCCACAGTCTGAATTTCTGCGGCAGAACGGCCGGTCTTGACCTCGAGTGCATCAGCCCATTGTGCGATTTCCTGCTGGGATAGGCCCGCCGCATGCCCTGTCGACTTCAGAACGGCGCCCAGGCGGCGCGCTGCTTCTTCTTCCTCACGTAGAGACCGAACTAACTCCGCGCCGCCGAAGCCGACCCCGAGGGCCGCAAGACCGCCAAGAGCAGTTCCGCGCAGACCGGCAAATCGGCGTTCCAGATCCTTGAACGCTCGCTCTCCTCGCGCGTCTAGTCCGCCGAAAGTCAGACCTTTCCGCAGACGATTGTTCGCGTGCGCCATCTTCTTTTCGATGCGGTTCAGATTTTGGTCGGTCTTGTTCGCCGCCTGGATCATCTGTTTTTCGAACTGCGCCATCCGCGCGTCGAGAACGACAGAGAAAATCTCTTCTTCGGCCATGCATCACCCATGAAAAAGGGCGGCCCGGAAGGCCGCCCCTTGTTCGATATGAACTGCGCTGCCCTGCTAAAGTCTTTGGCGCAGCGCCTTTACAATGAGCCCCGCAGACACGAGCGCCCAACCTGAAACAATGGACGTCAGCCCGCACGCCAAGATCATGTTGCGGATCGCGATCTTGTCGACGTTCGCAACGCGGTTCCCCAATCCATATGAACCGGCAACACCTACCCCGACGTCATAATAAAATGCGCCTGCGCTGCAGAGGACGCCGCCAATAATCAGCAACCACGCTATGCCTGCCATTGTGCCGACTGCGCTGTCCTGCCGGGAAGAAATCGTAAGATCGATCCCTCTGGCCTGTTTGTACGCCGCCACGAATGGCGGCCTGGCAGATACGCTCATTGCCAAGAGCGCTGACTGCGCGGCCCTCATGTCGAGAGCTGCAAACTCATCTTCTGTCATTCACCACCCCCCGATCATTGATCGGCGAAGGCTACGACCTCAGGCGTATTTCGCCAACAGCTCTGCGTGGCGGTCATCCGTCGGCGCCGACGGCTTGGCTTCACCGCCATGGGCCTCGGCATACCCTTCCATCGCCTGTCCAAACTCCCACAGGCTCATTTGGCCGACTTCGCGCGCCGTCCACCCGAGGACGGCCGCGGCGCCGATGATGGACCCGAACCTGATTTTGCTGCGCGGGAGCGGGTCGGCTTCGCTCCCTCCGGCTCCCCCAGAGGTTCATCCTCAGGGCCGAAGACGGCGGCCGTCAGAATGTCGTACGCCAGCTGCGTGAACTGGGCGTAGCCGCGCGACTGACGGTCGAAGTTATCGCGAACGAGAACAGTCGCTTCCAACTGCGTCGACCCGGCGCCTACAAGACCCTGAAAGATCGTCTCGCGCAGGTCGTCGACGCGCCAGGCCGACGCCTCGATGCGTCGGATCAGTTCGACCGGCCCGGCGTCGCTCTTTTCCTGCAACGCCCGCAGCCGATCGATGTCGAGGCGGAAGGCCCGCTCCTCGCCACCGAAAGGCCGGATCAGAAGAGCGGTCCCGTCCATTACGCGCCGCCGACGTTGGCGCCGTAGGTGGCCGTGACGGCGCCGCTGGATTGCAGGGCGATGTCGCCGGTGACGGTCGGAGTGCCCGGATCGCCATTCATGCTGAAGGTCGTCAGATGATAGGCGCCCAGGAACTGGATCACATTGTCCGGATCGGCGTCGTCCAACACCACGATGCAGTTGCGGGTTTCAGGCGACTGCTGCCAGTCAACCAGAGGCTTCACGTCCTTCTTGTCGACCTTTCCGGCGCCGGTCACATCGACCGACAGGCTGACCTTTTCGCGGATCAGCCATTGCAGCTTCTGCAGATCGTCGCAGTCCGGGATCGAGTCCTCGGTCGTATTGGCGTTGAAGTTGATGCCGCGCGCCGCGTTGATCGTACACAGCGGCTTAAACTGTTCCGGCGTCGCGCCGTCACCGACTTTCAGCACCAGTTCTGACCAGCGCGTGGTTTTGACCAGAGCCATGGCTCGGCCTCCTTTTCGATTGTGAGGAAGAAGGCCGCGCTGGGCGGCCGGGCATCAGGCCGAGGCTTCGACCCAATAGCGGTGCTCAACGACGCCGAGGGCGCTCAGGCCGTCGCCGTCAGGCAAGTAGCGGGTGCTCTCGACGCGGTGCTCGACCGTACGAAAGCCGGGAATGGGCAGAGCGATGTCCAGCAGAGTGCGGACACGGCCCCCGATGCGTTTGGCCTGTGCCATCGTGACGGCGGGGCCGTTGGCGTCGTCCCGCGTCCAGACATAGAGGGTCGAGTAGATCTCGTACGCCTCGCGGCATTCATCGCCGTCAGGAAGGATTTGGCTCTCGCCGTGGATGATGTGCGGGAAGGGCGCGTCATTGGGCGCCGATAACTCGTAAAGCTGGACCCGGCCGCCCATGGCGTCGGCCAGCGCCTGGCTGTCTCGAAGCAACTGTTCCTGCGCGGCGTCGAAGGCTTCGTCGATCATTTCGCCTCCTGCGCCCCGCGCTTAAGGGCTCGCGTGCGCGCCGCGCGGATGCGGGCCTTCATGCGGCGATAGGTCGGCCAGAAGAACGGCTGGGCGGGCGTTCCGGGATGAGTTCGCCTGACCTTCCGGTTACGGCCCGACGTATCCGTCGTGCGCGTCCCCTTCGTCCCGGCCTTTGTCCCGAACTCGACAAAGCGGATGTACCAACCCTTAGGCCGCTTGCCCTTCTTCTCGCCTCCGACGATCCGATAGCCGATCTGGCCGTCTTCGAGCGGGACCTTACGGATCGAATCCCGTAGTCCGCCGCCACGCGGACCAGGACGCACCGGCGCCGCCGCCTTGATCGCGTCAACCAGCGCATCCGCCGAACCGGAAAGCGACGCATCCACCCTCACGCGCATCTGCTCGGGCAGCTTCATCATCCTCTTCTTCAGGTGCGCCCGGCCCGCCGCCGTCAGAGGGCTGCTCATCAGCCCTGCGCCACGCCGATGACGGCCAGCACGTCGAGGAAGCCGCGCGTCTTCGACGGCGACACCGCCGTGATGTTCGCCTCACGACCTGCGCGCCGTGCATCGAAAGCACGCCAGGCCGGCTTGATCTGACGGGACATACTGGACTCCCGGATCGTCAGAACGACAGGCTGTCGGCCAGTCAGACGGTCCTGCATCACAGCCTCCGACCCGATTAGCCAGGTCACCTTGGCGCTGACGCTGAACCCTTCTTCCCACGGACCACGCCGGGCGCCATTGGCGTCAACGGCGCGCTGCTGGAATGTCCACCTGTCCCGCAGATCGCCCGCGCCGACACTCATCAGGCAGTCGCCTTCGCACGCTTGGGCGCCGGAGACGAACCGGGTTCGTCTGTCGCGCGCGGCGGAGCCTCGATCTCGACGGCCGCGCCATCGCGCACCATCTGCTCGCCCCACGACCGCTTCACGGTCTCTTCCATCCCGGCCTTATAGGCCACGGTCAGGCGACGATCTTCAGGCGGCGTCCAGAGGCGATCTTTCAAAAAGCGAACGCGCATGGCGGGTCTCCTCAGGCTAAAGCAGGGTCGCGGTCGCGATGGATGAGAGCGCGGACATTCGAAGTCAGCACCTCTTCGCCAGCGTCGCGATTTTCGTAGAGCGAGCCGATCACCAGCAGGATCGCCGCCTTCACGCGGAACGGCACGGTTTCTGCGGTCCAGCCGTGATCCGGCTTCTTCAGATAGTCGACGATGATGTCCGTCGCTTCGCTTACGAGTTCAGTCACCAGTGCGTCATCATCCGCGAAGTCGATGCGCAGGCGCTTCTTGGCCTCTTCGGTCGTGACCAGCGCGGCCATCAGATTTTCACCGTGCCCGGCTTCGGTTGAGGTCCGGCAAAGTCCTTGCCGTCACGTCCACGCTTGGCGGCCAGCGTCCAGGCTTTGGCCCCGTCACCGGGTTTGTCCGGCGAGGCGTCGTTGCAATGCCAGAGCGACCCAGCCCACGTGACCATGTCGCCGGGCTGGTAGGTCTCGCCCTCAGTGAAGACGCCACGGTACAGCGGCACGGGGAACTCCAGTTCGAACGTGTTCCTGCGTTCGCCGTGGTCGAAGCTCAGTTCGATGGTGCGCGGGCCAGTCCGGCGCACCTCCATCTCGTCCCACGACTGACCGTCAGCGCCGGCGATACCGTCCACGCCATCCCTGCCGTCGCGACCGATTACGGACCCCAGACGACGGACCTCGCCGTTCGTGAGCGTGATGTTAAGTTCACCGTCGCGATCGATCATGGCGCCGGCCAGACCGACTCCATCCGCTCCGTCGCGGCCGTCCGCGCCCTTCTCTCCCGGCGCTCCGTCCTTGCCGTCTGCACCATCGCGACCGTCTTTGCCTGGTAGCGGCGGGTTGGCGGTCAGGTAGCGCTCAACTGCATTGGCGATCTGCTCTTCCGAGACCGGCTCAGCATCCCGACCGTCCACCCCATCTTTGCCATCACGGCCAGGCTCGCCGGGCTCTCCACGCTGGAGTTGCCGCTGTTCTAGCTGTGCGATGCGCGCGATCAGAGGCGCAGTCGCGTCCGCGACGTGGGCCTTCACTATCGGCGCCAGCGCGGCGGCAATGGCCTTGGTGTCAAGCATGCAAGGCCTCCCGAAAGTCCTTCTCCAGGAGGGCCACAATGGCGCGCGCCTGGTCTTCGTCATCTGCGGCGTCCGGCTCTGAGGCGGCAGCGCCAAAAGGGTCGGCCTGGGCGTCTCGCCGGGCCAGCGCGGCGAGCGAATAGTTCTGCTGCTGGAGATAAACGGCGTCGCCGCCCTCGACTGGCTTCAGGCCCAGCTTCTTCCGGCCTTCGTCGGGCTTCATCAGCCCCCCGGTCGTCGCCTTCGTCAGCGCTTCAATCTGCGTCGCCGTGTCCATGCGCAGCAGGTCGTCGATGTCGAACTCGGTCCCATAGGGGCCTTTCAGTTCGAGACCCTCATCCAGACAAAGCTCCACGCTCTCGATGTGGATCTGCAGGCAGTCCGAATAGTACTGCTGATTCAGGGCTTCGACGTTGTTGTAGGCCGGTGCAGGACCGACGCCTGCCTTGTAGGCTGGGACGCCGAAGACCGAACACACCGTTTCGGCCGACCACTTGAGTTGTTCCACCAACTGCGAGTCCACCATCTTGGCGGTCATCGGCTCGTACTTCAGGCCATCGCCCAGGACGGCGACCTTGCCCCGGTTCTTTCCGGTGTAGTTGGTGTCCCAGTGCTCCTTGAGGCGCTTCGCCGTTTCATCGCCAATGGCGCCGGGAGCGGTCAGCACGCCGCCGGGCTGAGCACCGTTCTGGAAGAAGCCGGCAGACATGTTCTGGATGGCCTGCCCCTGCGTAGCGGCGAGGCCATTGGCGAAGATTGGAGAGAGCCCGACCAGCGGGTGAAACAGCGTGTTCCAGCGGTCGTGGATGATCTCCTTCGCGGGCGCCACTATCGCGCTCTCAGGTAGCCCCGCGAGGGCGTCCTGCCGGAGCTCGTAGTAGACGGAGCCATCGTCTGCGACCAAGGGCTTCACACGATCGGGATCCAGTACGTAGAGGCGCACGACGACGCCGCGGTTGTCGCGCTCCTTCAGCACGTACGTATTGCCGCGCGTGAGCTTGGACTCCATCCAGTTGGTGAAGAACTGGATGCGGTTCTGGAAACGGTTGGGCTTGCGCAGCACCGGCGAATAGGAGGGGCTGGTCGTCTCGGACCAAATGCCGTCGTCATCCATCTGGACCAGGCGGATGCGCATTTTCGCCACGTCGGAGGCGATCAACGAGACGCAGCGGAAAACGGCCGAGTGCGACAGCACTGAGTCGAGCTTCACCTCGACGTTCTGCTGCCAGGCTCCCGGATAGGACTCGCGCACGATCGGCCACCAGCCGCCGCGCTGATCCACCGGCGCCAGCGACTTCTCGCGGCCGAACGTCAGCCCGAAGAGGCGCAACGGTCAGGCCTCAGCGATCTTGGCGCGCAGGGCGTCAGCATCCCAGCCGTGGTAGGCTTTCTTGCCCACTTTCGCCTCATATGCCTTGCGCAGCGAGGGAAGATCATCTTCCCCTAACTCCTCGGCCGGATCAGCCGGAGCGAGGTCGGCGCGCTCATAGCCGAGTTTGCCGAGCACGCGCGCGAAACGCGGATCGTGAGCCTTGAGAGCCCGCGTCATATAGGTGCTGCGCTTCATTCTAACCTCCTGACGAAAAGAGTGGCGCGCCGCCATTACAGCGACGCGCCGGGTTCAGGCTCAGGGAGTTTCGGGGCCAGCGGACGGCTCGCCCCAGGTGGCGCCAGTGAGGATGGCGACCGCCGAGGGGCGGCGGCGCTTCCAGTTGATGAACCGCTCGACCCGGAAGGCCACGCTGTTCGTCTGGAACATCGAGACCAGCGACGTGGCGCCGGTCGGGGTGTCCGAGTTGTGCGCCGGGTTGTCGGCCATCTCCAGCGAGGCCTCGCGGGACATGTCGACCTGGACGCCGCCTTCGTCGGCCAGATAGATGTCGCTGGCGTTGGCCAGCACCACCACACCCGCACCGATGTAGTCCGACACGATCACCGGCATGCCGTTGAAGGTGCCGCCCGTCATCGAGATGCCGGGGAATTCCGGCTGCCCGAGCGGGTTGACCATCATCGACAGACCCAATGCCGTCAGGGTGCCCATGATCCACACGCCGGCCGTGGGGGCGTTCTGAGCGGCGATGAACGTCGCCATCAGAGCGCGCACGTCGGCGCGGATCGCGTCGGCATCACCGCCCACCGAGACCACGGCAGTCAGACCGTTGGTGATCGACGCGGGCGAAACGCCAGCCACGGCAGCCTTAGCCGGGTTCACGAAGTCAGTGTCCATGCGGGCCGCAATGGCGTCCGCCAGGTTGTCGCGGATCAGGCCTTCGGCGGCCGGAGTGGAGCGGCGCAGCAGTTCCTCGGTCACGACGGCGATGTTCGCCACTTTGAAGATGTCGAGGATGTTGCGCTCGTAGCCGAGGCTCGTCAGGGGCTTGGCCTTGCCCTCGCCCACCCAATAGCCCTGGCCACCAGAGGTCTGACCCACCAGAGGCACATTGAAGGGCACGTTACGCAGGGACGGCACGCCATTCTGGCCGAAACGACCAAGGATGGTGCGAGGGCGGAGGAACTCAACGAAATCGGCGATGACGTTCGTGCCTTCGCCGACCAGGGCGCCGGCCCAGTTGCCCTCAGCCGTGGTGCCGGCAGGAACCGCAGCCTTCGTGACCAGGCCGTAGATGTCCGAATCCTCGCCGTACAGTTCTTTCGCGACGGTGCGGACGCTCTCGCCGTCCAGTTTCGCCAGGGCCTTAACCTTGGCCAGGCGGGCGAAGCCGATGCCTTTTTCCAGCTTCGGCTGGGCCTTCACCTGGACCGTCGAGCCCCGAACTTCGGAGCCGGTCTTGGTGTCCTTCACACCGTCGACCGTCTTGGCGGTCGCGACCAGATTGGCTTCCTGAGACTTCAGGCGCGCAATGTGGGCGTCGATGGCCTTCACCTCGGCGTCCAGATTGTCGTGCTCCTCCGCCTGAGCGGCGTCCAGGGTTTCGTCGCCGGCCTCATCCATGATGGCGGCCATACGCGCCGACTTCTCGGTGCGGGCGTTCTGGAACGCGGAAATGCGTTCTGCGATGGTCTTGCTCATTTGGGCCTCCTTGGGCTTCGAGCTGAGAGCGACGACCGGGATGGCCGCCGCGGACTTGCCCGAAGCGCCGGGCGACACGCGCTCATCGACGGACTGCGGATGGCCTGACGCGGCGCGCAGTTGAGTGTCGATTGAGCGGATTTGAGTGATGGTGCAGTCGCTATTCGCCGGGACGGTGACGAGCGACAGCTCCAGGATCTCGGTTTCCAGGAAGCGGACTCCGCCGCCCTCCATCAGAGCGTACTCGATAGGCCGGAAGCCGATCGACACGGCGCGCACCAAGCGGGCCTTCACGGACTGCCAGGCCTTGTCGACCAGAGCTTTGAGCTCGCCTTCCTCAGCGATCTTGACGATGTTGGCGGTGAAGGGGATGCCCTTCGCCGTCGGCTTGCCAAACCTCACGTGGCCGACCGGCGATGCGTGGTCATGCTGCCACAGCAACGGCAGCTCAGCGGCGAAGCGAGCGCCCATGGGCTCGATTACGTCACCCATACGGTCGGTTGAGGGGGTGGTTGCGATGCCTTCAATCAGGCGTTCGTCATCGCTAACGGCCTTGATCTCAAGGACACTGTAGGCCCGGTCCTGCATGGCTCGGCCTCCTTAGACAAAGATCATTTGATAGGATGGAGCCTTCTGGGCGCCCGGGTTGCGGCTCATCAGCATGATGGCGTTGAAGCTGGCGACGAGCGGATCGATCTTGGCCCGGCCCGCGCTCTGCTTGGTGATGACGACGGCGCCACCGCGCACCTCGGCCTTCGCATTGCCGACGCACCACGCCATCATCGGCTGGGCCGCGTGTTTCAGGCTTCCGTTCTTGAGCTTGATCTCGGAGCCCCAGGACGCCGGCGACAGCGCATAACCCTGCCGCACCGCAACCTGCAGCCCGACCCCAATTCCGCGAGCCTCGAGCTCATCGACCAAGGCCGCGACGCCCGCAGGATCGAGGCCCACGCCGTTCTCTTCGGGCAGCAAGCCCGCTTCCTTCACGCGCTCGACGATATCAGCCGCCTGCATGATCGGCTCCATCGCGTCGGAGCAGATCGTCAGGTCGCCGCCGCCCTGAAAGTCCAGCAGCTTGCTGGCGATGTCAGTTCGCCGCTTCAGCACGTCGTCGTGCGCCCAGGCCTTGTTCCAGAGCAGCCATTGCCGCGTTTCTCGCTCTCGCCCGAGGACGGCCAGGCCGAACAGGTCGTCCAGCCCGCCGCCGTCGATGCCGATGGTCACGACCTCGGAGCGCGCCAACAGAGCGTCCAGCGTCAGCGTCGGATCGCCCGCAGCTTCCCAGTAGTCCGCCCCTGCCCATCGGTTGTTCGCCAGAGCCAGGCCGATTTCGACGTTCAGGTGCTTGGCGAGGAAGACCTGCTTTTCACCGCCGGTGGCGTTGATGACCTTCCGCAGTTCGTCTTCGAGCCACTGCCGGCTGACCGATCGCCCGAGGTTTGGGTTGGTGATGTAGAAATTCGCCGGATCCAGGTAGGCCTCGGCCTCAACCATGTCCTGCGGGTACTCGTAGATGACCGGCAGGCTGCGCGGGTCGGTGATCTTGCCGTCCCGCACGTCGCGGAAATAGTCGAGCTTCGTCTTGAAGACGCCCGACGGTTCCTCGTCCGCCTGCGTGCTGGCCCAGATCACGAACCCCTCGGGTCGCGACACGGTGCCGCCCGTCGCCTCGCGTAGCATGGCGTCGGCCTTCGCGCGCTTGCCGAACACCCAAAGTTCGTCGACGAAGATGTGTCCCGCCTTCTTGCCCGACACTGTGTCGGTGTCGGCGGCGACGACCTTCAGCATGGCGCCGTTGTCGCGGTGCGTGATCGTCCGAATGTGGTCCTGGACGTGCAACAGCTCGTCCAGCTCTTCATCCGCCTTCACCATGTCCCTGGCGGGCTTGTAGGCGTTCTGTGCGACCTCGATGGTGGGGGCCAGGATCAGCAGTTCAGCCGAATGGCGCCAGTTGCGGATCAGGGCCGTCAACATGATGCCGGCGGCGATGGTGGACTTGCTGTTCTTCTTCGAGATCAGCAGGAAGAACTCACGGATCAGGCGCTCGCCGCTGTTGGCGTCATAGGCCCCGAAGATCGCGGCCACGAAGTCGAACACCCACTGCTCACAGGCCTCCCCGAAGGTCGGCTGACCAGGGGCGTCAACAATCTTCAGCGCCTTGAAAACCTCCAATGCCTCTCGGGCCTCATCGGCGAACAGCGGAGAGGGTATGAGCGACCGCCTGGCGACGATCCGTTCGCGCCAGTCGGTACAAGCCGTTGACCACTCCATTGCCCTAGCGGACCAGCCTCAGCGGCGGCGCTGGCGCTGCAAACCTGCCGCCGCCCTTGGCGACACGCTCGCCCGCTTCCTGCCGCTGCTTCTTCACTCCGGCAGGAGCCGAGGACTCGGCAAAGGTCTTCGCCGCCGTCGCCAGCGACTTCAGGACATCGGATCGGCTCTTCAGCGAGACCGCCGCGAGCGCAGCCTGCCGTTGCTGGCCGTTGTCCCCGTCATCGAAAGCCGCGCCGATCAGCGTTTCCAGTTCACCGATGTTGCAGGTCGAGGCGTCCAGCTCGTCGAGCATCCTCATGACCAGGTTCCGGCCGCGTCCGATGATGGCTTCCGGCGTGGTGTTCTCGGGCGTCAGGACCGTGCCGACGTAGACCTTCTCAGGCTCCGGTTCGCGGGGTGGTTCGCGGTGCGAACCGGCCTTGGGGTTCTCACGCTTCCACCCATCCTTCTTCGCACGCTTGCGGATGGCGGTGTCGCTGATGCCGTACCAAGCGGCCAATTCCCTGATGGACATTGACCCTGCGCGGTAGTCGCGCTCGATCTCGGCCCAGTCGACGGGCTTCTTTTCATCCGTCATGAGGGCTCCGTCCGGCCAAGGTTCGCACCCGCAAACCTCCCAGCCGGGATTAAATCTCTACGTGCCGGGGCGGCCGGTCTCGGAGGCGCAAGGCTCGTGGACTTTCGACACCCCCCCACCCTAGGGTAGTCAACGGAGGACGCTCGATGCGCGCTTGCACCCTAGTCGCTGCCACCTTGGTCCTGACCGGCTGTGATCGGTCCGCTCCCGACGCTGAAGTCGTGACGCTCTATCGTTATGCGGTGGACGAGGCGGAGCGGGCCCACCTGGCCACGTTCGATACGGCGCACGGCCGCGACTTTAACTGGCTCAACTGCACCGCGGCCGCCGAGTCGCTGAACGCGCGCGAGGATACGATCGTCCCCTATTGGTGCGAACGTGGGCGCTTCAAACCCTAAGCCCACACCCCGCGATGATGCAGGCTGTCCTGCTCCTCGCGCTGGATCTCGCTGTCGTGCACGGCCTTGCTGACCGTCTCCAGGTTGTCGATGTCCCAGAACAGGCGCTCATCGCCTCGGTGCGGGCGCTTGTGGTTCACGACCGGGCTGTCCGGTGCTGGGTGCTTGCCACCTAGGACCTGGCCTGTGCGCTGGCAGGTGTAGGCGTCTCGGACCAGAACCTCTTGCCGCAGACGGCGCCAGCGGGCCGTCTTGTACCAAGCCTTCCATGGCGCACTGTGCTGGACCGGTGCTGGTCCCTTGGCTTGGTCGGGGGCGAACGCTCGCCGATCCGATGCGTACGAGAGGCGAGAAGCCGGCAGGCTCAGCCTACCCATGTTGCTCTACGCCTCTGCGGCCTCTTAGGCGCTGGACGCCTTGGGAGGCGATGTGGTCAGGACGACGGGCCATCGATCCGCCTCCAATCTCTTCGGACGTGACCGACCTTCCCCGCATTCACCGGCCCGGAGACCGCCGCGTCACGGGTGCTTTCTCAGCCTAAGGTCAGCCGTGGTTACGCTGCCTCGTCCGAACGAGGCCCAGCGGAGGAAGACGCGGTTGAAAGAAGGTTCGCCCCAAGCGCGCTCTGCGGCTCTTTCAGGCCCAGATTACACCCCTACCAATCTTGCTGGCGTTCTGCGGCGAAATGCCGAATTCTGCTGCCAGGGATCTGGCAGTTTCCCCGGACAAGCGGCGACGCCTGACCTCCATGGCTTGAGCGCGAGTTAGCTTGGCGCGATTGAGGCTGTACTGCGGAGCGTCGCCCTTGAAACGGCCAGGACCTGGACCTAGTCGCTGTGCGGCTCCCCTACCCTTAACCAGCATATCCCGGTTGTTATCTTGGATTGTACCAACCCACAGATGTCTTGGGTTGACGCAGGCCGGGTTGTCACACTTGTGACAGACAACCTGCCCATCAAAGATAGCCCTGCCGTCCAAAGCAACAGCCACATGGGTAGCCATGCGCGTCTGCTTCCCTACGCTGAACCTTCCGTAGCCCTTAGGGTTTTTATACGCGGTCCACTCCCAGCAGTCATCCAGACCTTTGCGGTCAACCTTGACCCAAAAGCGATCCGCGACGCGCTTCACGTCGCTGAAGTCGAGCGCTGCACTTCCCAAGTCGTGGCACCTCTATGGGGTATAAGTTCGCCACCAGAACCGCGAAACGGCTCAGGTTCAGATAGCTGATGCTGCGTGTCCGCTGCGGTCTGGGGCGATGGAGGAATGACCATCGGCCTGGGCGAGGGTCATTGTGGTGTCTGACGGGCCGGACTTGATACCGGCTGGCGGGCTCCTGTTCGTGACCACAGAGCGACCGCTTATGTCACCTCAGCGCGTCCTTCCACGCCGCCGTCAGATTGGTGTCTGCGAGGAGCCGAGGCGGGACTCGAACCCGTGACCTCCAGAGGGTCGACCCTTTGGCCTGGCGCTCTACCTGCTGAGCTATCCCGGCACCCTCGCAGATTGGTGTTGCCCATCGGGCGAATAAGGCGCGGCAGGCCCGAGGGGGGGAGCAAGCCTGCCGCGAAGGTGAGCGAAGACACTCAAACCCGGAGCGCGCAACTGGCGCATCCTAGTGATTAGCCATAATGCCGACGCATCGGCTCGTCAATCCCTTGTGAGAACAAAAAGCGAAGCCCACAACATCCTGCGTCACGCGGCCTGTTTGACCTCCCGGCGCGGCATGGCTTGGCGCACGTCGCGCACGTTGTCCGCCATCAGCCGAACCGCTGCCGCTTGTGCTTCGTCCCTGCGCTCGCCGGTGATCACCTCCACCGTCTTGCGCCACTGGCCCTTGTGGGCTGAGCCGTTGATCAGCAGGTGCTCCAGCAGGCGGAAGTCGCGCGGCGGGAGGCGGTCTCGCACCCACTGCATCCGGCGCGAGGCCTCGTCCTGGGCCTGCCTTATGTTCTGGCCGGGCTTGCCATCGCATGACCCCTTGATCCAGTCGGGCTGACGCTCCGGGGTGGTGTGACCTAGGGCGAAGGCAACGTCGTGCTCATAGGCCCGCACAGCGTCGAAGCTGTCCTGTGCGAGGGCCTGACGCTCCAACAGGTGCTGGAAGACATCGACGCGGCGGGCGCGGACGACGTAGGCTTTCTTCGCCGGTCCCGCTTCCTGCTCCTCGCGCTCCTCCACCACGCGCACCTCAGCACCTGTGACGGCGAGCCTGTTGGCCTCTCGGCGCGCAGCCGCCTTCTCCAGCCGCTGGCGTTCGATGTCAGCCAGGATCTCGGCGCGGGTCGCCCGGCCCTTCTTCGGCGGCTTAGCCATCCGTCTTCGCCCTCCCATCTTCCACGCGGATCATCCGCTTAAGCTCATTGGTGACTGCCTCGACCGCCTGGGCCGTGGGCTTGCTGGCCATCTGCCCCGCCTTCGCTGGCGTCAGGTGTCCTGCTCCGTTCGCTCTCAGCACCAGGTCGCAGAGGACCGGGTAGAGGGTGCGGGTCAGGTTGTGGTGGAGAAGGGTCATGCCCTCTGTCGCTCCATCAGTGCGCGGGCCTCGGCGCTGATGCCGGTCTCGTCCACCTTGGCCTGGGGCGGCGGGCGCCGTTTCAGCGCCACCTGGTGAAACCGATCCTTGGCCTGCATCTTCTGGCGGAAGTCCGCGAGAACAGCCGCCATTGCCTCCTTCGACGGACGCTCGGCAGGGGCCGGGAGGGCTTTGGGCTCCTTGCCCTCCACCGGCTCTCGGGTGGCAGCGGCGGCCCGCATGTGCGCCCTGGCCCAGCGATTGTCGTTCGGCACGGTCGTGGCCAGCTCGCGAAGCTTGCCCGGCTTGCACATGAACTCGGCCTCCGGGGACCGCACCCACGCCGCCATGCCCGCCTCGACCGCATAGGGCGTCAGGCCGGCCAGCGCCTCGAAATAGTCCGCCCACCACGCCGCCCATTGGCCCTCGTCCCGCTTGGGCTGGGGGAACAGTTCGAAGCGTTGCCCGATGATGCCCTTGATCTCGACCGCCGTGGCCGGGCGAAGCGCCGCGTCGCGCAGTTCGGGGATCAGCTTTTGGGCCTCGGCCTTGAGGATTTCGGACCTGCGGATGGTCTCGATGGCCGAGTGGTCAGAACGCTCGTCGAGAAGCCAGCACTTGATCGGCCCAGTCAGCACCGGCGAAGGCAGCGTCGTAGTTGGATTGCTTGGCGGCGAAACGGTCAGGGCGGTCATTGGCGGGTCTCTCGGGGCGGGGCTTGGCGGGGATCGGGGCTTCGTCTTCCCATCGGCCTTCGTTCAGCCAGGTCGACGGGTGGGGGATGAACCTTGGCTCGTCCCAGCCGGGGAGCGCGCGCTCGACCCCGGCGAGGATCACGGCCAGGGGCTCGGCGTCGTCGATCCGGGCCATCGCCTTGCTGAAAGCCCTGGCGGCGGCGTCCTTGCCGACCTTTTTGGGATAGACCGTCCAGAACGTCAGGAACCCAGACGCGATCTCAGCGCGAGTTGGCTTCGCGCGATCAAGAACAACAGGAACGGTAGTTACTGTTGTATCTGGTTCTGGTTCTGATTGGCTGCGTTCTGGCTGCGCCTTGCCTTTGTTTTTGCGAGGCTTTCCTGCGATCTCGGCTTGTTTATCCTGATATTTTCTCGACTCTTCCGTGAGATAATCAGCGCGAAAGTTCGAGATAAATCCTTCGTGGACCTGCAACTTGCCGCGCGCGATCAGCTCCTCGCGGATGGCGGACCACTTCCTGACGCTGCACCCCAACTGACCGGCGATGTATCTAGCGTCGTCCGGCAGTCGCCCCGAGCGCATGTAGATCAGGTCGAGCACGATGGCGTAGGCGCCCTTCGTCTCGAACGAGAGGCCGATGGTGCCTTCGAGGAAGTCGCGCGGGAACCGCTTGTAGTAAGGAAGGCTCATGCCACACCCCATTCGGCGAGGGTCTTTGCGCTCTTGCTGCGGTTGCAGGCTCGGCAGGCACAGACGAGGTTTTCCATCTCGTCCGATCCGCCCCTGGAGACGGGCACAACGTGATCAACTTCCATCGGGCCTTCGGTGGCCGCGCAGTAGGTGCACTGGTATCCGTCGCGCTCCAGTATGAAAGCGCGAGTCGCGGCGGACATCGGTTGGCGCCCCTCAAGTCGTCGGCGCTCTCTTTGCCAACGATCAAAGTTCGGGTTGGTGATTTCGTCGCCCTCGATCGCGAAGAACTCCATCACCTCGTCTTTGATTTTCGCCCACCGAGAAGGGGTGCAGGACGCAATACGCGCCAGCTTCTTGTCATCGTTCGGCAGGCGCCCATCAGCGCGCCACATGGTCATCAGCAGAAGGAGGTAGGCTCCGTGCTGCTCAGTCGTCAGGTGGCGCGTGTCGCCCAGGTAGTCGGCGACATACAGCTGCATGAAGGGGGCGCTCATATGAGGCGCTCCGACAACTTCCGCGCCGCCTTGCCTGCGTTGCAGGTCTCGCAGGCGGTCGTCAGGTTCTTGGGGTCATCCGTCCCGCCCGCAGCCTTCGGCTTGACGTGATCGACCTGCAGACGGGCGCCCTCGCGGGCTGAGACGCCGCAGTAGGAGCATCGGAAACCGTCGCGCTTCAGGATTTCGAAGCGGAGCCAACGCGGCAGCTCTTCCCCGGTCTTCTCGGCGGGGTTCCAGCCCATTCGCTGGCATTTGGCGTAGATGGTGTTGCGGGCACCGCCACGGATCGCCCTGGGGTTCGTCCCCAAGGCTCGCGGATTGGTGCCCAGTGCGCGTGATCCGCTCATGTCAGGCGGCCACCTTCATGGCGCGTGCTTCAGCAAGCCTGCGCTCGTTCAGCAGCACGTTCAGGTGCTTGGTCGCCGCGTCAATCCGCGCTTCCAGCAGGATGTCGACAGACAGAGCCTCGTTGTCGAAGTGGCTCAACGCCGCCCAGACCTCAGCCAACACGCCCTCTTGGGTGTGGATCAGGGCCTCGATGCGGTTAATGCCGTGCAGGATCGTGGTGTGATCGCGCCCGCCAAGCAGGCGACCGATGGCGGGCAGGCTGAGGTGCGGGCAGACCTCGCGCATGACGTACATGGCGATCTGCCGAGGGCGGGCGATGCTGATGATGCGCTGCTGACTGATTAGCACCTGAAAGGTCAGACCGTGGCGCTCGGCCACGAAGTCCGCGACCTGCCGTCCGGTGACCCTCATTGCCCTGCCCCCAGCAGGCGTCGCACGTCTTCCATGGAGACGCCCAGCTTGGTGGCGATGAACTGGGCGCCAGCGCGGGGGAACTGCTGCTTGATGGCCCAGATGTCGGCCAAGTCGATGCGGGGGCGGCGCGCGGTGGCGAATATGCCGATGGATTGGCTCATTCCGGTGATCTCGCTCTCAGGCGGCCAGAGGCGGCGAAAGCCGCTGCTCGATGGCCGCTATGGTTTCAGGGGTGATTTCGTGGCCGACGCCCCAGATCGACTTGATGGTGGGGTTGAGGCCGAGGGCGCGGAGCTTCTTGCGAAGCTTGCAGACGAACACGTCCACGATCTTGAGACCGGGGCCGTCGCCGTTCAGTTGCTCGAACACTGCTGCGTAGGCCTGCATGCGCTCGACTCGACGGCGCTGAACCAGCAAAGACAGCACAGCCGCCTCTTTCGCGGTCAAGCCTAACTCCGTCTGGTACTGGTTGACGGTTGCCGAGGCTTCCCACGCCGCCAGCTTGGCGCGCAGGGCCTCGTTCTCGATCTCCAGGGCTTCGATGCGATCGATCATGCCCGCGCCTCGTCATAGGCCCGCTCTGCGGCGAGGCGGCGGGTCATGGACGCGACCAGCACCCTTGTGGCCGCCCCAATGCGCCGGTCATCCTCGCGACTGTGGGCAGCGCGGCTTTCGGCCATCGCGCGGATGTAGGCCTCGTTCGCCGCATCCAACTCGGCCTGGGCCTTGGCTTTCGGAGAACGAAACAGGGAAAGGACGTGGATGCCCATCACGCACCAACCTTTCCGTCTTCAATCGATGCGGTGGACCCGACCGCAACTGGTCGATCCGAGTAGCCTCCGACCTTGGTGTTCTTGACCTTGATGACCACGAGATAGCGCCCGTCCGACGTGGCGTCGGAGCAGTGCTGCACGGTGCCGCTCACGCGCTGGGTCTTCATGCCGGTTCTCCGGTGAAGTGCAGCAGCGTGGTTTGCAGGCCGACGTGTCCGCGCTTGCGCAGGCAGCGAGTGGCGGCTTCCAGAAGCACAGCCTTGGACAGCCAGTGGCCGTCTGCCTTGATCTTGTAGTAGCGGTATGTGGTGCATCCGATCTCGGCGCACATTGCGTCGACCGAGGCGCCCCGCGACCGAGCCCAAGACAGCAGCTCATCCGTGGTGAATGCGATACCCATCACGCAGCCCCCTTCATCGGAGTGACGTTGGGCGCCATGAGGGTTCCGAGCAGAGACCCGAGCGCTGCGTGAGCCTGCGTCAGTTCCCGGATGGCCCTGTCACGGTTGGCGCCCTGCATGGCCGCGTCCAGGGCTGCGCCGATGGCCTCGCCGCTCTCGCGGGAATAGTTGGCGACTGCGCCTTGGATGGCGTCGGCGCAAATGCTGTCCGAGCAGGGGATGAAGATTCCGCCAGCCTTGATCGCCAGCCATTTGGCCAGCGCCGTAGCGCCCGCCTCAGACAGGACGCCCGCATGTTGCAGGGACATGTTGGCCTTGTCTTTGCCGGTGGCGTCGGCGTCGCCCATCGCGTTGACGTAGGGACGAGAGAGGTCGAGAAGTTCGGCCGCGCGGGTGACGCCGCCGTCTAACTGACCGAAACTCTCCACGATGGCGGCGTAAACCGACCCCGCCGGACGCGGCTTCTGGACGCGATAGTTGCTCATCTGTTCACCCCGATGGCTTGGCTATTGTTCTGGAAGACGGAAGCGCTGCCCTGGGCGACAAAGGCCCCATGGACAGACAGGCAGAGGCCGCGACGGGCGGCGTGGTGGTGTGGGTCGATTTCGTGAGCCGGGTCGCCAGCTACGCGCCGCTCGAACGCGAGAGCCGCATGGACTGGATGGCCCTCGCCCATGACGCCGAGGCGCGAGCGCAGACCGCCCGAACGAAGCGCCAGCGTGACCTGCTGATCCGCTGCGCCCTTGAATACCGGGCCAAGGCTCGGAGTGTCTGAGGTGGCGCACTCACGGCGAGCGGGCCGGGGGGTTGCCCGCTCGCCGTGGCGCCCTACGGTGGAGCTGTCACACCACACCGGAGAACTGAAATGCTCGATCCTACCCAGAAATTCTATTCTGAGCTTATCGCCAAGGATGAGGTTGCTATCGACCTTCTGGCGGCGCTCTACGCTCTCCACCCAAGCGGAGATGCAGTCTTTGCGGCCATGGAGAAACGCAAAATCAATCAAGGGTACGGCTCCGGCCCCATGGCAGACGCCATGCAGGCCAACGCCCAGAACGAGCTTTCTGCGTTTCGCGAGCGGGTGGCTGAGATCCGCCGGGAAGTTCAGATCTAAGGAAGTTGGCGGCCGCCTCAGCGCTCTCCAGCGCGGCGCGGCCGCTGGCTCCGGCTATTCCGATCACCGGATACGGCGTGATCTCGCAGGAGAAACTATGAACCTCGCCGGACACGAGGTCAGTTATGGTAATCAGCGAACGGTTCATTGCCGCCTCCTTTTGGTGATGCATGTCTGACGCCCTCAGGCTCCGCGCTTCCGCAGTGCTTCATCAATGGCGCGAAGGGACTTGAGACTGGGGTCTGTCCGGCCAGCGCCCCACCTCCACCAAGTGGTCGGCGCAATGCCCGTCTCATGGAGAAGGTCGCGGACAGGGACAGACGCCCGCTCAGCGCGGGAGATCAGGTCGATGACTTCAGGTGCGGGTGTGCTCATGGAAGCTAATATGTGCATTAATGCACAAAAACCGCAAGCACTAATGCAAAGTGCAATGCACTCGCTCGATGTGCATAAGCCGGGGATGAGCTACAACCGCGAAGCCGTCGAGTATCTGCGCCGCGTGGTCGAGGAAACGGGCATGACGCCGACGGCCCTGGCGAAGCTCGTCCAAAAATCCCCCAGCACCTTCACCAGACCGTTGGCACAGGCCGACGACTGGAAGTTCGGCATTCGCTTCGCCACGCTCCAAGAGTTGTCGGAGAAGACCGGGATACCCCTGCCCGACAGCCTCCTCGAAACCGAGACGAAGACCCCTGCGCCAGCTCCTGCGGCCGACCTCCGGCTCCCGATCCGTTATGAGGTTGCCGCCAGCGGCTTCGTGCCCCGTGAGGAGCTTGCACAGGCCCCCATCGGGTTCCAGACGGTGCCCGCCATACGGGGCTATGAGCGCCATCCGCAGTGGTTGGAGCGGGTGATTAGCGACAGCATGGACCGCCTACTGCCGGTTGGCAGCCTGATCCACGTCATCGACGCCCATAGCCTGCGGTATCGGCCTCGCCATGGCGACATTGTGGTGGTCGAGCGCGAGCGCCGCGACGGCAGTCTTGTTGAGCGCACAGTCAAACAGGTCGCGATAGAAGGTGACACGGTTGAGTTGTGGCCGCGATCACACAATCAACGATGGCAGCGCGCCGTGGAGTTGCACGATGGGACCGACCCCGACGAGGAATTCCTCGTTCAGATCGTGGGCCGCGTCATGCAGAGCTACATGTTCTTCGACGCCGCTTGACCAGATCCAGTCTCTAGCTCGACCAACCAGTCCCTAGTGAATGCTCCTTGGTGAGATCCCTGTGACGGGCACAGGACGACAGTCCCGCCGTCCCTGACCATCAGGAGAGGCAAGACGCCGTCCGGCCCACCGCGATGTTGCCATGCTCCCTGGAGCCGACCCCCGCTTAGGGCTCTTGCCGCATGATGCATGGGCAAGATTGGGTGCTGCTTCCGAGGCCGCATCGCCCCGCCAATCGCCCCTCACCCTTTCGGACTGGGCTGCGCCTGTGACTGGTGTCCCGCGGTAGGCGCCACTCTCTCATCATCGCCCCGCCGTCTTAACCCGACAGCGATGAATCTACTCGTCGGAGTATGAGGCCGCTTTTGCGTGTTCGCAATACGTTCTCGCACTGCGCCTGTGGATAGCATTTTTGCTGCGTGTGTGCATTTTCCTGATTGACCATGCACATGCATAAGTGCATTGTGAATGCACAACACAGGGAGGCCGCCGTGGCCAACGCCATCAACCAGAAAGAAGCCGAGCGCATCGCCTACGTCTCCGCCGAGCGCGTTGAGCACCTGGCCGAGTGCGAAGAGCGCGCCGCCCGCCAGA